CATCTGCTGAACCTGATTAAGTTGCTGTTGGGAAATCTTCCCAGACTGTAACATTTTTTCAACTTCTGCTTTCGGGTCTCCTTTGAAATTCTGCTTAAACTGCATAAACTGCTGTATCATCTGCATTGGCCCATTCCCCTGTGGCATTCCACCACCAAGTGCATTAAACAATGGATTACTCATCTGCATTTCCTCCCTTGGCTGCTGATTCCTGCGCGGCATTAGCCCTAACAGGTTCAGAAAATGAATTTAATCGGTTTATGATAGCTTCGTATTTGCCCTTTAAATCGTCATATTCCTGTCTGGTGACGTATTTACTGTCCATGTTCTGAACAGGCTGTTTAGGTGGCATCTGAGTGCCTATTTCGTGATACTCAAACGTCCGTAATGGTTGTGGCATACCGGAAACATCTGTAGATTTTATAAAGAATTTTTCACTTTCACTGTCCATCAGTAAAACACTTGTCCCGGGTGCTACCAGATAGGATTTTGCACCGACTTCGCCGGATACCCACAGGATACCATTATTATTCTGCTGGGGTTGCTGTACCGGCTGAGCTGGCATCTGGACAGGCTGTTGCTGGAACTGATTCATCTGCCCCGGAACGCCAAAACTATATTGATAAGGATTGTTGTATAATGCCATCTTATGCACCACCTTTCTGATTATATTTTTGCATAGATGTATCAATCTAAAAAGTTCAAAAAAGTATCGAAAAAGTATTGTGCAATAACGCACATAGATTTATAATTGAGGAAAAAGGAGGGATTAGCATGGCAACAGAAGCGCAGAAAAGAGCGGTAAGGAAGTATGAGAACAACAACTATAGACTGAATATTGTCTTTCCAAAAGGAACTAAAGAGAGGATTGAAAAGCTCGACCTCGGCAAGAGCAACAGTGCCTTTATCCGGGATGTTGTTCTGTCAGAACTCGACAGGTTAGAAAAAAATTAAAAATAACGCACATATACGCTTGATATATAACGCACATAGATGTATAATAAAGACAGTTAAAGAAAAGTACACAGCCCACGAGAGGGTGTAAAGGAGGAAAAAGACATGGCAGAATATATGATGTCAGAAGCAAGAGGGAATGCAGTATACGAAAATAACTGCATCTATATTCCGGAAAACTACCCGGAAGACTGGCGGGAACGCCTGGAAGCTGGCGAGGTTGTCAGTTACGAAGAGGACGGCGAGCAGTGCGAAATCTGGCTCGAAATGGAGAAATAAAAATAAGCCCCTGGGAGATAATCCCGGGGACTTTTATTGTCGTCTTAACACACTTTAATTATTTTATTGTTTACCCGGCGGCTTAATCGTTTCGCCGTAGATATGCTCACGTTCATCTGTTCAGCACAATATTCGAGCGTATATTCCTTGCATCTCAATCGGAATAGTTTTTCTTCATCCGGTGTAAAATTGCACTCTATCAAGAATCTGTCTATATCTTTCTTTGTGAACACATATAATTTCATGAGCATACCCCTTACTAATGCTAACGCTGATTCTGCGCAAGATAATTTGTAAGCTTCTGTTTTGTTTTTTTTAATTCTTCGACGTTATTCCCACTAATCTGACTATCCAGCATGGTTGATAACACTTCCAGAATTAATGAATCTCGTTCTGCGATTCTCTGAAGGCTTTCATAGTCTCGTCTATCATGTTCTTCCAGTGTCTCTACTCGCTTATTAAGTCGAAATGCTGGAGTAATCCATTTAAAGATTACAGCCGCCGCCCCTCCGACAATAGACACCCCTCCGCAGATAGAGAGGAAAATCTGTATAAATTCTGATATGCTCATTTATTCTCCTTTTCCCAGTAATATACCGGGATCTCATTACCGCTATCCCATGTATCGAAATATTTGCCGTCTTGTACTGTCACCGCATGACCATCTATGCAGAGGATATACGTGCCGGTCGGATGGTCTGTACAAAAGTCATTGACTGTATAGATATATCGTTCTGACTGTTCAATCAGTTTGCGTCTGTACCCATGCTTATAGAGGTACGCACCCCAGACATAATTTGCACTTGGCATATCTGACAGAGTGCACGCCTGTATCATTAATCCAGTGAATACTGTTTCCCAGTCCTGCCCGGTCGCTTTGCATATCGCCCGGACAACGCAATCTCCTGTTCTCTTATCCTTAACAGGATTCGGATTGAAATATTCCCATCTATCCATCAGTCAATCCCCTTTGCTGTTTTATAACGTTTTGCCGCTCCTCTGGCTTTAGCAGCGTTCTGACGGTTCCACTTAGCAATCATAAGTCGGTCTTGCAGTTCCCTCAGGTCATTCTGCTTGCAATAATCTTTGTATGCAGCATTTTGTTTCTGTAAAAGATAAGACTTCCGGTCAAGGTCTTGCTGAAGTGCAAATCTTGTCTGTTCGTCATTACAGTTATCAACCGCCGCTTGCATTCCAAGAACTTCACGCTTCGTTTTGCGGATTCTTCGCTCATAAGTACGTTGCCGCTGTTCTTTTTCGTACTGCTTTCCCTTGTTAGCTTTATCCTGTGCCGATAATTCTGCATAAGGGTTGAATTCTCCGTCACTGGCTCCAAAACTATGCCGACAGTTGACTCCTGACAGTCCGCTTGCTGTTCCATATCCGGTCAATGAGAACGGTGGAAATTTCTTGCTCTTGCCCGAACGAGAATATATCTTACCTTGCCACCATGAGTGATTTCCGGGATTCTCGCCGCCATCACCTGTTCTGGCTCCTATGTGCGCACTGACCAGAACTAAATCCCAGTCCATTTCTTCCATGCGTTTTAGGGATATATCCCCCGTAGCCTGAGCCACACCAGTTCTGACAGAGCGTGCAACTGCTGTTTCGATTGTATCTTTTCTGCCAGATGGATATGTGACAGTAACGCCATCGCTCACAACGTTATTAACTGCTTCTTTGATGGCTTGCGTATATCCAACTGCCCCAGTCATTACATGGTTATATGCAAGGTCGCATTGCTCAATATAGAGCCTCTGAGCGGCACTTGCAGTTGTTCGTGTGAAATTCTTCCACTCGCCCATAGTCGCAAGCATATTCCGCTCCATGAGCCTTATCATGGCCGGAGACTGTTCGAGCGGTACAGGACTTAATCCTGCCGCCTTGTATATCTTATCATCGTAGTTCATTGCAGTGATTCCGGCATCTTCAAACGCTTCGAGAAGTTCCTGCTGTTCGCGATTAGTGTATTTGGATAGTTCCGCTAGAATGTCCTCTAATAGTTCACCGGATTCCTGTAGCGTTCTGATTCTCCACACATCGGCATTGGTCAGAATATAATCTTCACCTCTGCCGATTCTTGCCATCATTCTCGACACGATCTCAGAGATGATATACTGATGCAGTTCTTCTGCTATCTGTTCACTGCCCTCTGTAATTTGTCGTAAATATTCAGGACTAAGCATAGTATATCACCTCTTTCATCAAAAGTCGTGGTACATGTTTTGGTTTTTTTTAATTATTTTTCACTGTCCTCACCAGCTTCAGAATCTGCATCATCCAAGGTTGCGAACACATCTGCCATGTACACTTTTTCGAACTCCTGTGCCATTTTTACAATAAGCAGTGCCTGACTCTTGCTCATATTGAACTCAACCTTGTTATCTCCGACTTTAATCTTTACTCTCATGTCTTTTCTCCTGTTCTTAATCAATATAATTAAGCCCCACCGATATTCCTTGTCGATAAACATAATATCAGCTTGTGTATTAGGCAGGAAAGAACTATGAGAGTTCGCTAATTAATAATATCGGACATTATGGCAGAATAATTTTTAAAATCAAAAAAACCTATATACTTAATTTTTGTTATCGTACTTGAATTCATTGTACTATTTGATAC